AGCAAGACCATTTGCAGGTGCAGCACCTACGAATGGGTTAGACGCCATACCATATCGAGTTTTGAAACCGATTCTTGGCTGGAAGTCATTCTCGCCAACAGCACGGACCATTGTTAGTGGTACGTATGGGCAATAGAAAAGACCCGCGTCATAAGGATTAGTACCCTTATATCCGACGTTGATATAATCTGTGTCCGCATATGGATCGATATATACTCTGATCCTTCCGTTAAGAACACCAGCAAATGTATTGCCTGTATCGTCAACGTTTAAGCTTGTAGAAAGTGCTGGAGCATAGTCTAGCATTCCACCAGCAGCTAGAGCAGTAGCTACGTCAGAAGAACATACGACGAAGTTACCTTTACCACGTCTTGTTTCTTTTGCAATTACGTTAGCTTCACGATCTAACTGTACACCGAGACCTTTAAATTTCTCAGCTGACCAACGACCATCGGCATCTGAACTTACGTTAAAGATACCATTAGTAGTTACGTTAGCTTGAAGCGCACCAATTTTCGCCTGAGCGTTAATTGTACGGATAACCTCACGGTTAATTTCAGCTAAGATTTCAGTTGACAAGATATTTGACAACTCAGTCTCTGCATCAAGACCATGAATAGCTTTCAAGTCTTGTGCAAGTTCTAGAGTGTATTCTGCTTTCAACGCTCTGCTTGTAGCAGTAACTGTTGCTTTTTCAATGGTGAATCCCATTTCAGCAAAAGACTCTCCAGTATTACCTAGAGCTTCAGCTTCAGCTGTTGAATAATTATCAGCTGTAACCGGTACATAAGCGGTATCTGAGTCAGCAATACTTGAGTCAGCGTCAGTATCACTTACTCCAGCAAGACCTGATGGTCCTTTTGAATCGGTTGAAGCTGTAGAAGAATCTCCAGAATATTTCTGAAGTGCTTCATTAAATAGTGCTTCGTCATTGACAGCTGCACCAGCTTTTGAAGTTTTATACCTTGACTTCATAGCAAAGATAAGACCAGTAGGTCCTGTCATTGGCTGAACACCACAGATATCATATGCCATTAGGTTAGGCATAGCTCGTCTGACTAGTGAAATCAAGATTGGGTTCCAGTTAGCAGCTGCGTAATCTACACCTGCAGAACCGGATGCGCCACCTGTTCCTGCTGCGTTTGCTGCAGTTTCGGTGATTTGTCCTTGCTCGCGTAAAGCTTTTTCAGTATTTTCAAGAACAACAGCTGTAACGGCTTTCTTTTGAGCGGACTCAATTTTACCAGCTGCTTCTTCGTTTAATACTGGAGACCACTTTTCAACGAGTCTATCGTATGAATTGATTTCCATTTTATTGGATCTCCCTTTTACTTATTTAACGGTTTTTCTTATAGCAGAAACATAAGCTTCCATTGCAGGACTTACTTCGACTGTTTCAGCATCTGCTGATTCATCTTCAGTATTTTCTGCGATTGGAGACTTAGCGGTTTTTTGATTGAAATATGACTCTTTAAGAGTATTCACTTTATCTTTGAATTTCTCTTCAGATTCAAATTCAACGCTTTCTGCCAACTTATTGAGCTTTTCGATTTGAGTTTCTGCCAAATCTTTTGACGCTTCGCGGATAATCGCTTCACGCTGATAAGATTCAACTTTCTCATTCATCTCTATAGCTTTTTGAACTGCATCATTGTACTTGGTTTCAAGTTCTTCGTTTGCAGTCGCTAGTTCGTCTACTAGGTCAACTTTTGCTTCGGGAACATCAACGTAAGACTCTGTGAATAGATCTTTCATCTTATTCATAAAGTTTTCTGCAATTTCGGTCCTAAGACCAGATTGAATTGCTACTTTGTTGTCCTCGACCCATTGTTCAACCACATAGTTGAGGTAGCTATCTACTTTCTCGACCATATCAGATTTAGTCTTTTCAACTTCCTCACTGAGTTGTTCAGTGTATTCAGTCTCAAGACGATTAATCTCTTCGGCGAGTTTAGACTTCACCGCTGCTTCAAATATAACAGCTGTTTTGGCTTTAAACTCATCACTGAGTGTAGCCTCAGATTCGACCAGTGCATTCAGATCTTCACTAAAGTTCCCATCAATTTCAATATCTTTTGCTTCAGTAGCTTTAAATGGAGCGCCGTTAGGAGCTGCACTTCCGCTACCTGCTGATGCCTTTTCTGGATCGCCAGGTGTTACTTTCGACATTGGTTCGCTGTTGCTTTTGTCTTTAGGACGTTTCTTAGCAGATTTGCCTGAGGCTTCTGCTTTATCATTCGCCGCTAAAGATTGCTGCTCAGCATTTTTGGTGTCATGAGCCTCTTCAACTTCATTCTCGTTGAGCTCGACATCCTGATTTTCTGCTTCCGCAGTTACTTCTTCAGTCATAATCGACTCCCTTTATTATTGGATTTCATTAACGAGAGGAAATTCTTAAACTCACGAACCTGCGTTTCATATAGATCCGCACGTGGAGCACGTTTAATTTCAGTCTCTATTTTTTCAATTTCTTGAGCTTCAAGGATGCCATTATTCCAGACCCAGTCTACACCTTCCATTATTCCATTAACAAATGCTTCTGGTGCTGATGGATCTTGTACGATATCAATCGTATTAAGCATAAAGTCATCTTTGACATACATCGCTTTTTCGCGCTGCTCAAGGCTACCCATACCACGAGTTGAGACACCTAGTTGGACGCCACCGTCAAGTAAACCTTTTACAATATTACCCATTGGAGTATCCAATATTCGTGCCTTACCCATAACATTATTTCCCTCAAATTTGAGTTCCGT